ACACATCTGACATTTGTAGTTGCATCCACCAAAGAGTTCCATGTCCATCTGTCTAATCAATCAATGCACCCCAACTTGCTGGGAACAATTTAGTCATGTATAGATCAATTTTATTTGCGATTGTTCTAGTCTCTTGCTGTGCGTCTGATGTGCATCGTAGGTTACATACCCTTGCAAACGCATAGAGTGTTCCACTCCAGTACCACTCAGTAATCATACTCTGCGGTAGAACCATGCGAGCTTGTTCTGGACATACACCCTTCCTTAGAAGTTCTTCATACGTCCACTTTGCAGTCCTCAATACTTGTTGGTAGTCATTGACCATATCTTTTTTTGGATTGATGTCAATCGACTCATCAGAACTACCTTGTTTCTTATCGTCTGCTTTACCTCGCCAGACATCTGGTTCAAAGAACACTGGTTCATCGTCAACGTACCGTCTTGATATCTCGTTCCACGTTAAACCAATCTGGTGTTTCACTAACTGTCGTGCAACGAACACAGGCGCCTTGATATGAAACTGTGCAGAGCAGTGACCAAAGGGACTCCAGTGTTTATGTTTTGCAAGGTATGAAATTAACTTCCCATCCTTCAGGTCATCAAACTCTGATACTCGTTTACCAAAAGATACACGAGCAGCATTTACAACCGTCAGGTCATCACCCATACTGTCTATGAGTTCTACAGATAAAAAATCACTTGACATTTTTCTTCTGTGGCCTCCTAGTTGGTCTGTAGCCTCTCGGCCACTCTGGAGTACGACTTGCGAGTTTCTTAGTTCTTTCTCGCAGTTCTTCGTTCTCACGTTGTAATTCTGCACAAGCGAACTCTAAGTCCTTTATGCGACCCTTTGCATTTTCAAACTTATGTTCAAAAAAGTTTTCTGAACGAATTTTCTGAGGCACTTTACTGCTCCTTCTCTATTAAATTTATTAAGACTATCTTACACTTTTCTTTGGGTATTGTCAAGAACTTTTTGTAGTCATTCATCAATTTTTTAATGTCTGGCCAAAAAAGATCTTCACTCATTTTTTTATCCCAATTCTTTTCATACTGTACAAGTTCGTTCAGTATGATAAGTGTTTCCAATGATACACGTTTACCAAAGTATTCTTTTAGTAATAATGGATGAGAACCCTCTGGTACTTCAAACAATTTTTCAAAGTCGGCAACGTGTGGTGACAACTCCTGTTCAAAATTATAACTTAAACTCTGCGTATGTTTTTTCCAATTCTCATAGACAACATCACTAAACTCACCTATCCAACCTTTCTTACTTGCCCAAACAAAATTTGCAACAAGATAATCTTTGATATCATCATACTCTTTTAATCGGTTGGCTAACTTTACAAAAAACAAACGGTCTTTTCTTTTGTAAAAGGATTTTCTGGAAACTTTGGATTTTCCACCAAACTTATGAAAGTTATAATCACCTTCACCAAAATGTGCTTTGATTGCACAGTATAACAAGTAAACATCAACAGATTCCATTATATCGGTAGTTTGGCCTTCTTAGGTAGGAAGTTTAGGTCAGCTGCATTTGCTTCTATCTTTTCTTTCAGTCCCTTACTGATAAGCCTTGCAACGGTTGATGGGTCTATTTCATTCTTAGAACAATACCATAACACCGCATCCATATGGGATATATTTTTCTCCAATGCGATTTGTTCTATCTTGAGTGAAAATGTTTTTGTGGTTTGCATACAAACTCCATAATAAAAAGGTGGCCCGTTGAATAACAAGGTGGGCCAGACCCCGATGAGGTTCTACGCAGCTAAGCGATATTCCTCATAGTACCAATTATCGTTGGCAGTTATATTAACCGTTAAGGTGGTTAGCCTCGTACTCTCCGCTTGTCTACTAGTTGCCCAGTCGAATCTAGTTCACCCCCCTCAAAAAAAGACTAGATAAATGATTCCAGAAACTAGAGCGATGTCTGCACATATACTCCATGCAATATAAACTCGAAAACCCCATTTCGAGACATCTTTTATTAAACGATTCTTCATCGTCATCACCCATATTTTTCTGTATCATACTAATCCCTTTTTGGTGGAGGTGGGCGGAATTGCACCGCCGTCCTAAACAATTTCCAACTCGCATCATTGAATACGTTCTATATATACTATCAAAGTTCTCTAGGTAATGTCAATACCTAAACAGCAAAAGAACTTCCACAACCACAAGTCGTTTGCACGTTTGGATTGCGAATAACAAACTGTGACGAAAAGTGGTCTGATGAATAATCAATCTCTGCACCACTCAAGTATTGCAAACTCAGTGGGTCAACCACAAGTGTTACGCCGTCTGTAACTACTACTTCATCGTCCTCTTTCTTTTCATCAAAAGTAAAACCATACTGAAAACCAGAACAACCGCCACCCTCTATGAAGACACGCAAACTGGTGTCCTCAGTGACATCTGGATCTTCACCCATAATTTCTTTTACCTTCTTGGCAGCTGCACTATGAAATACTAAACTCATTGATTGCTTCCTCTAATAGTGGTAAGTACTCTTGTTTACTTTTTACAAACTCCTGTACTACACCGTCCTCAGTCACCACTAGAATAACAATTTGGTCTGTAGGTATACCAGTTCTTTCCTCATACATCTCTGCATACGCAGCAGTCTGTATGTAGTAGTTTTCATTGTACTCGTCATTACGTTCAGAGGTGGATGTCTTGAAGTCTATAATAGACAACACATTGTTATACTCTGCAATACAATCAACCCTACCAGCTACTTTATATTTATCAGAGTACAACCCACATTCTTGTGCATGGATATTATTTATCCGTTGTAATGGACGATTTCTTAATTGATTGAACAAACAAAATGGAAGAAAGTTTTTCTCTATCTCTCCCCACCATTCGGGTTTATCAAACCCAACATTGTTCAAATAGTCCTCACACATCTGGTGAACCAGAGTTCCACGTTTTGCAGCCTTGCGTGAGATGTAGTTTGCAACGTCATCACCAACACGTTTACGCCACTCGAATAATCCTTGTTTACCCCTGTTAGATAATACAGTGGTAATCGATGGATACTCTTCCCCTTCTGGTGTGACGTAGTATCTTTTTCTGTCGATTGTTTTTGTTGATAGTTCTGGTAAATTTGTTCCAATATGTTTAAAACGAAAACTCATTATATATCCTTACATTAGTTCAAAGTGTGGTGCATCAATAAACGGTCTGCGTCCCTCGCTCCTTCTGGTATCAACGTAAGAGTTCATTGCATCTTCCATTGTTCCTTCCCATTCACGAATGTCTGTCACAGTCCAAGCTGCACCCCAGCGAACTGCAATGTCCACTTTGATAGCTGCTTCCTTCATTGCATCTGCGATTTCATCATAGACATTTAGTTCCCATGAACCTCGTCCACCGATGTACGCCATCAGGTCAACTGCACGACCCTCAAGATGCTTTGATTTCATTGTTTGGGACGCACCAGACTCTACAAGTTGTTTTTGTTTTTCCTCAGTGCGTAACCCCTCGATAACACCAAAGTCTATCTTTGTGACTTTGATTGCTTCGTATACTATTTCTTTTAACTCAGGTTCTACACCCATGAGTCTCTCTTGTGATTTTGTTGAAAGTTTATAAGCCATTATTCAAACCCCAATCCTAGTTTTGTTTTTTGAATGAGATAACTCCTTACGAATCCAGAGCGAACAATATCACCTATTGAAAATTCGGTGAGATTGAACTCGTCCATTTCTTCTAGGATTCTAGTGAAGTCGTGTAGTCCATTCCTCTCATTCTGTTTAGTTAAATCTGTTTGCATAAAATCACCACAGAAAAATATCTTGGAGTCCTGTCCGATTCTTGTGACGATAGTATCCAATTCGTGAAAGTTTAGATTCTGACATTCATCTACAATGATGATTGCATTATCAAAAGTTAATCCACGCAGAAATGATGTAGACAGAAAATAAAAACTACCCTGTGATTTTAGTCTGTCATACAAAATATTAAATGCTTGTTCGTTAGGTTGCTTGAACATAAACTGCACCATGTTCGCATACGGAACTTGATAGAGTGCAGCTTTATCTTCTTCATCGCCTGGCAAAAATCCAATCTCTCTTGTCGGTATGAGAGAACGTACCATGATAACCTTATCATAAGGTGTTTCGTTTTTCAATACCTCGCTAAACGCAAGGTACATAGATACAAATGTTTTACCAGTACCAGCACAACCAAAAAGAAATTGGTTCTTACCATCTTTCCAACTCTTGAATACTTCCTTTTGATTGTCTGTAATTGGTTTTATCTGAACTAAGTCAGAGTAGTTGATTTCTTTTTTCTTAGACATTTCCATCCTTTATGTTGTCTTGTATGTGTTACCAAGTTTCGGTACAACTTGGCCCCCATCTTTAACGAGTCCATGTTTCCTACCTACACCCTCAACCTTTTTCTTTACAATGGTTCGATTATCACCAAACCGATCTGCAAGTGGGCTATTCGGGTGTGACTCTGCAACCTTACTGAATACTTCCTTCATACCACCGTCCATACGTTTGACAACATGATCTCCGACAATGGCTGGTGCAGATATTAATTTTCTACACGTTGGATTATCAATCAGGTATTGCTCCAGTTCTGAATACTTACAAAAGACTGTATAGTATTCATTTGTTTCATCATTCATAATTTCATAAGTTGGCATTGTTTACTCCAATTAACATCCCTCACTCCAGACAGCATCTTCTTTGATTCGGTAATCAGATGTACTCAGCGAGTGTTTCACTGGATAACCTTCTAATTTTTCATTTGCTGCTTTGAGTCGGCTGTTCTCTTCAATTAGCTCTTTAATTCGGATCATAGATTGATAGTTTTGTTTAGTCAACTCTGCGATATCCATTTTTAATAATTCAATTTCATTGAAAGGTGAACCTAGAACCATAATGGTTTCTCCCTGTTTTTCCAGTTTGCAAAATATGCCTTCTCGTTTATGTAGTAATTCCTGTATCCACTAATCGGATCATTTGGAACTTTACAATAGTCTGGCATCGCTTGTGGTATCTCAGTCAATCCTACATCTGGAATGTTCTTAGGTGGTCTTTGCAGATACACCGATGGTTTAGATGAACCATGAACCTTTCCGTATCTATATTTATATTCTGCGATACACGCTATATACAGTTTGAACAACATCATGTAGTTACTTAAACTTTCCCTAGCCCACACGTTAGACGGATGGTTAACATGACTTGCTTTGAACAATACGTTCTCTCTGTAGTCAGGTAACATCCATCGTTTGATGTTCCTACCGTTCTTAGTTTTTCCATAATACATTTGACCATCAAGGATACGATGGGCTGTAGACAGCAGCTGACAATACTCAGTTATCATTTTTACGATATGTTTGTCAACGTGCCACCTTGCACACTGTATCGGGTCATCATCAAGATAAAATATATTCATTCACTAACCGTTTTACTTTTTTTAGGTTCTTATAAGCTAACACATTATCGGACATACTGTCAATAGATTTTTTAAGTAATTTACCGTCAGTCCTCAAAACGTCCCTCAGAGGAAATACATCAACTGAAATTAATAATACACAGCTCTTGTTTTTCTCCACAGAGATAGTTCTCTCATGTTCAACTCTAAACCATAAATCGTCCACTGAATCAAA